TTATGCCACGTCGATCCATTCGGCGCCCCGACTGTCCCGGTAGAGATCCGTCATCTTCGCGGAGCGGTGGTCGAGCAGCCGTTGCGCATCGCGCCCTTCTTCTTCATGAAGCCTGGCAGCCAGGGAACGCATCTCATGGAAGCTTGGCGGGCTGGCGCCGAAATCGAGCCCATGCTTTTTCGCCGCCCTGTCCCTCGCATCAGCGAACGCGGCGCTTATGGTGTCCAGCATAATCGGCTGCCCAGCCTTGGCGCGACTGATCGTGCGGTGATGATGGATCATGTAGCGGGAAAGAACCCTCCCTCGGCATGATTTGATCACTGAGGCCAGATCGAGGCCAAGGACAGCCAGACCAATCGACGTGCTTATACGAAGGCGCATTCCCGTCTTCGACTGAACAACCTGCAGGTATCCGTCCTGCTCGTCCTTGAACTGCATTGCTGCAAGATCCTCCCGCCTCTGGCCGGTAATAACCGCCAGTTCCATGGCTCGTTTCAACCAGGGCTGTTTCGCCTCGGCATAGATCAGACGCCATGTCTCCAGGGTCAGGCGCTCGCGCTTGATTTTCACCCGCGCCGCCTTCGTCACCTCCACCGGGTTTTTGTCAGTCCATCCGGCCGCCATCGACTCCATGAAAACATCCCGCAGAAGGGATCGCATGGCTCGGGCCATTTGTGCCTTCCCTTCCTTCGCCATCTCCGAGAAGTAGCCGGCCACATCAATGGTCCCGATATCCCGGATGTCCATCGTTCCGAACCTAGCGCGCAGCCGTTTCAGGCGCATCCGAGTATTACGGACACTGGCCGCCGCCAGGCCGCGCTCGGCGTAGATCTTTTCGTACTCGATGAGCCAGTCGTCAAATAGCCGCGGCGGACGTGATGGCTCAGAATTGAGCCTGTCGGCGATAGTCGGCTGAAGCGCTTCCGTGTGGTTTGCTTCGATCGCTTCCCGAATCGCGCGAGCCTTGTCCTTTCCCAGGCCGAACATCCGGCCGCTTACTGGATCTCGATAGGCGTAATAGGTTACGCCTGACCGAGAATCCGTCTTCTTGTACAGGTTTGGGGGGAGGTCTTTTGACCCCTCTTTACGCGGCCTTGGTGCCATGGCGTGCGCTCTTAATGCGGGATATCAGACTGTCGCCAGGTGCGGAGCGTTTGGCGGGCTCTTGACTGCTGTACTCCGCATCCGGGCTCACGTAGTAGCTTCGACCATGCTTTACGGGTGCAGGGATAATACAGCCATCCCTTGCCCACCTGCGGAGGGTGTTGATACTCGGCGGCGTCCTGAAGTGCTCAGCCGCCCATTCTTCTAGGGTTACGAGTTTCATTGGACAATACCTCCCCGCCCTGCTGGCGCTGGTCGGGAAAATGGTTTTCGGGGACTGGCAGCCTATTCGGCTGCCGGCGAACTAGAACGAGCAGCCCCATTGCAGGGCTGCGAATGCTGGCGCGAGTTCGATCACTGCGTGTAGCGCGACCAGGCTTGCACCGATGACGGCTACTGCCGCCACTCGGGAAAGGGCTTTCATCATTGGGGCTCCGGATCAGTCGCCCGCGGCCTTCGAAACCAGGTGCATGAGCATTTCGCGCAGTTGCTCGCGCTCGAGCACCTGGCCGGTACGGGCATACTCGTCGGCTTGGCTCAGGATCGCGTCGATCTCGAGGTTGAACATCGGCGAGAGAACGTCTGGCTCACACTGCTCGAGCAGCAACTGGATTGCTCGGGTCGGGTGCGCCATCGTGATCCCGAGCCAGTTGTAAGCTGACGCGGTGCGGTAGTAGCGAAGGCCAGCCAGTTCATGCCGGCGCGGCGGGCGGAATTGTGGGGGCTGGTAGGGCATATTCAATCCGGGTAGTGGGTAGCCCATTATCCGAATTGCTGTATATGCGTACAGTGGTTGGCGATGGGTGGCTATGCCTGCTCCGACAGGTACTGCAACTCCCAGGTCGGGTGGAACTTCCTTGGCTTGCTTTCGCCGTCGAGCTTGATCATGAGGTGGGCGCCCTTGGCGCTTGTGATTGTCCCTCGCTCTTCGGTGCCGCGCCCTCGGTAAATGACTTGGCCACCGCGCTTGCATGGAACGGAATAAGCCTTGCGGATGAACTCCATGCTCATTGCCTCCCTCCCTCCTTCTCGCTCAGCAGGGCGCGAAGCTCTTGATGCGCTGCGTAGTTTTGCTGCGCATCGAATATGCCGTCGATGCCGTCGCTGTCGAGTAAGCGCCGCAACAGTCCCTCGCTGACTACCACATGGCCTGCGGGGATAACTGCCAACTCCCGCACTTCATAGCCTGGCCAGTCCTGAGGGTTTGCTCTGACCATGTCGTGGTGCTCCTTGGAGCAGGGGCGCCAATCTCCCGGCTGGCTTGTGAAGAACGAGTAGTACCGCTTCATCTCACCCATTGCCGTTCTCCTTGTCCTGGTTGAGCAGGGCGCGAAGTTCTTCAATCAGCCAAAGCGGGGTAGAGCCCTGGCAGTTAGTTGCCATAATGAACTCCAAGGCCAGCCTCAACAGCCCCTCGCTGACCGTCTTGCCGTTGAGGCGCGCCAGTTCGTCGAGGCAGGCGTTCCAGCCTTCTTCGTAGTAGCTGCCTCCAGTATCGCGCTCCGACACAACCACCACCCTTGCGCGCAGTTCCGCTAGTTCGCCGAGGCAGGATTTCAAGTGCGCTTGCAACTGATAATTCGCAGCCTGCTCGTCGCAGAAGTTTTGTCGAGCAAGGTCTCGTTCGAGTTTGAAATCATCTCTCGCCATTCGCAGTGCTGCGACTTCCTCCCTTAGCGCCTGGGCCTCGTCGGCGAGCGCTTCGTAGTCCTGGCTAAGGACGAACTCCCCGAATTGGCTTTCTTCCCAGCCATAGATATTTCCAACCGGGCTGATCTTCTTCACCTCACTCATGACCTACCTCCTTGCTGAAGTGCGCGGGTCGATGCACTGCGCAGTAAGGACAGACCCAGCCGTAGCGGTACTTAACCCACCCACGCGCACGCGCTTCCGTCTCAAGGTCGCGGTATGCATTGATCACTGAAGCCTGCGTGTCGGATGCTTCTTGCATCGGCCCTTCATTGTCGTGCGACCAGCACCGCTCCGGTGAGTAGCCTTTTCCATCTGACCACTTCGCAAAACGATCTTCGCAGCGAATCTCGATCCAGAAACCCATCACACCCCCTCCTTGCCGGGCGCGGCGGCGAGCAGTTCGTCATGACTTGGGCCGCACAGCAGTCCAGTGTCACCGCCCAAGCGGCGAATTACCTGGCGCCAGGTATCGTCAAGCGCTCGACGATGAACGTTTGTGAGCGGACGTTGCGAAACCTCGGCGTGCCATCGGTCTACTGCCCACTCCAGAAGATCCGGCACGCTGTGCTGAGCCTGGGCGTCTACGTCATCGTCCAGTGCAAGCAGTCGGTCGCGCTCGTCGTTGGGCATGTTTGTCGCAACAGCTGTGATCTCTACAGCTGTTGACCATGGGGCCGGCTTTCCATGTTTCGTCACCCATGTTTCGATCAGTTTGGCGGCGAGTATTTCTCCGGGCGTTTCCTCGGGTTGAGCCTGGGCTACAGGGGCGGCGTAGAGGGTGCGGATAGGCGATCCTTCTTTGCCGGCTTTCAGCACAACCTCTTCGCTACCGTCGAACCACGCGTTGCTGAATTGCCACTGATGAACTGCTGTCGGATCGGACAGCTTCGCCTCCAGCTCCGCCAGCTTGGCCAGGGCGGCGTCGCGCTCTTGCTCAACCGTCTGGTAGTGCCGAGTAGCCCATGCCAGCGCGGTGTCCGCTTCGTGCTTCTGGCGTTGCAGATCACCGACGATGCGCTCATGCTGGGCGATCAGCGACAGCACGTAGTCCACTGCCGCTTGCTCATTGGGGCCGAGCAGCTTCTCTTCGGACTTGAAGCGGCGCATGAAGTACGCGGCCCGTTCTGACGACATTTCCGGCCGCTCCGCCTCTGCCTGCTCCGCCTGCGCTGCGAGACACTTCCCGGCCTCGTCGAAATGGTCAGGGCCGACGCCTTTGGCGAAGCATCCGTAGCAGAGGATGCTGTCTCCGGGCTTTTCATCGGCCTGCGCAGGGGAGGGTTGCGAGCACATATCGCATGGTTCAGTTTCGTACTCGGGAGGCTGAAGCTCGCCGCAGTAATGCGGTCCACTGACTACGATCTGGCCAGTGCCGTTGCAGGTCGCGCACTTCGGGGAGGGTTGCGCCAGGGCGGCTCGGGCTGCGTTGCGGATCAGGCACAGCTTGCGGTCGTCCGGAATGTTCTCTGCTGCCGTCCACTCCATAATTGACTGGAGAGCATCCCATCGATCCCCGCCGGCCTGATCGACCCCTCCCTGTTCGGGATCGATGCGCTCTGCCGACATGAGGGCAAGCACCGCCTCGGCCGGAGTCGCGCCCTCGGCCTTCGCAAGAGGAATCTCCCGATCCAGGTAGAGGTCCGCGTGCCACTGGCCTTCGTACTCCGGCGTCAGAGCGATTCGGTTGGTCGCCACCAGGTCCAGAATCGCGCTGCCAGAGTGCTTGGCACACAGCGTCACGTAGATCACGTCGGAGTACTCGCCTCCACCGCTGCTGTATTCCACTTGGCACCCGCACATAGCGGGCCTTCCGTTGATGAAGGTCAGGTTGGCAGCTACGCCCGCCAGCTCTACCGACGCCGGGTGTGCCGGGCAGGGATGGCGGAGGGAGCCGTCGCCGGAAGGGCAGGTGCATTCATTTGCTTTGGTCATGGGAGCTTTCTCCAGGCCTCGCTATCGAGGTCAGAAACGGTTATCAGTCGGCGCCGGCGCTCGATGTTTTCGAGTTGAATGACCTCACCCAGGCTGTCGATGACGACCCAGTGAATGCCGGTGGGAATGTGCAGGTAGCGGGCTGGCGCGGGAGAGCAGAGGGCGTTTATGCGGCGGACTGCGTGGCTTTCGTCGAATGGCATGATGGGCAGGCTCCGTAGGGTGGTGCCGTGTAGCAGTGCTCACCGCTGGCGCCCTGGTCTGCGTCGTTTGCGATCTCGTTCAGTTGTCGCGCGAGCTGGCGCAGTTGAGAGGATGAGAGCAGGGCGCCGAGGCGTGGGAGGCCGTTGACCTCGGCCAGGCGCTGGCCATCCTCGCCGTCAACGAACAGGGCGGTCAGGTTGAGGGTGTGCATGGCGTTTCCTCGGTAGGCCGGCATCGGATGCAGTTGCATTGCCCGATGCGCTGGCCTGTTGTGCGGCAGTAGATGGGAGCGTTCACAACGGCGCTCCCTGCAACTGACACTGGCTGGCAAGTTTCAGTAGGTTGCGAGTGGTCGGCTTGAAGCCTTCCGTATCCGGGAAGTACTCGTAACGATGACCCTCCGGGTACGTCTCGAACGGCCCGTACCATTCCCAATTCATTAGCCAGTCTTGCCAGACCGTGTAGGCGTCCTGTCCTTCGCCCCAGTAGTCGACACCGCCGCCGACGGAAAGAACATGCCGAACTCGGGTACCTTGCTCATATGCGAGTTCAGATGGTTCTTCGTCGCGCCAGGCGCTGCGGTAGAGCGCTGGGTAAAGCTCCACCAGCCTCTTGCTCAATTTCTTCTCGATGCGCGCCTTCATGGTGTCACCCGCTTGAACTCGACGACCCAGACCCAGGGGTTGGCCTGCCAGGCGCCGGCTCCGCTCAACTGCTCCCAGAGGAAGCCGAATGCGCCCTTGGCGGTATCGCCCCAGCAGCCAATGTCCGAGCATGCCTGCCGAGCGTGGTCGCATGGCTCGCCGCGCACTCCCTCTGCCAACGCCTGCTCCTCGCTGATGTCCTGCAGGCGCTCGACGCGAACAGCGGTGATCTCCAGCAGGATGCGGCTGATGGCGCGCGGCATGTGGATCGATGGCTTCCAGGCCGAGCGTGGTTCACCTCCGCCGTCGTCATCGCCAGCCCATTCCATCGGGCCGTCGGCCGCGTAGATGGCATGGCCGGAGTAGTAGCCGCTGCCGAATGGAAGTTCACGAATTGGCGTGGCAGGCCGATCCGGGGTCCAGTCGACCATGTTTCCGCTCTCGTCCCAGGTGTTGCTGATTACGCCCCAGGTCTCGCGCACCCACAACCGGTCGCCGGGCTGTCCGTAGGGGCAGCGCGTCGACAGGGCCTCTCGTTCTCGTAGCGCGACCTCGTTGCCATGAATTGCCGCGTCGATGGCGTAGAAACCGGTGTCTTTTACAGCGCGCCGGGTGACCGTCTTCCGGCCTTCCAGGATGGCTCTGACCATCTGGTCGTTGAACAGGATTGGCCGCTCCCGCGGCTTTTCTGCGGACATGGGGAATACCTCTCGCCTGCTGGCGCTGATCAGTTGGAAAGGGCTTGCTTGGCGATCTTGAGCACGTCCATACCGATACCGCCGGTAGAGACGTCGGTGAGTGCGGCGATCTGTTCGAGCGCCTTCCGTGCGGTTGCGAGTTGATCCTCAGGTGACTGGTATGCCGGCATGCCGGCCAGGCGACGGCACACGAACGGATCGTTGTCACTCGGTACGGAGCAGCAGGTTAATTGGATTGCGCGGCACTTGCAGACGAAGTCGGGCGCAGGGAGCGCCTCGGCGTCGACGACGTGCATGCCGAGGGTGATAGCGAGGTTGCGCTCGATGTTCGCGCCGCGAGAACGCTCCCACCCAGGGAGCAGCGCGAGAATGTCGCAGTCCATGAGCCTCTTGATCCCGTCGCGCATGAACGCCTCCCACGGCGAGCCACGGTAGACCATGTTGACTGCCGGATTCTCGACGATATAGCCGAGGGCTCTGATCCGACGCTCTTCGGCGCAGAACGCGGGATAGTTGAAATCGGGAATGCCGGTCATGGGGCCGGACAAGTAGACGCGGTGCATCATGCTGCGGCCCTCCCTGGCTGGTGGCCGAACTGCTGCCACTCGACCTTGTGCTTGCGCTTCTTGGTCAGGACTGGCGTGCCGTCTTCATTCCAAAGCTGGACCCTGGCGCGGATCTGCATGTCGCGGCATTCCAGCGTCTTCCGCGCGAGTTCGATGAACTGGTGGCAGAAGTCCGGCGTATCCAGGAGTTGGCTCAACTGGACGACCTTGGTTCCGGTCATGATGTTGTCGGCCTTCCGCTCGACTGCGGCGAGCCATTCGCTCATCGGAACATGCTCATCCCCGAGCGGGGTCTTGCGTACCGACTTCACTTCTTTCTTGGCCATGGCGAGCGCTACGTCTCGCGTCATGCCGAACACGGCAAAAGTGCTCATGTGGTAATACTCAGGACGAGTAGAGCCGCGCCAGGCGTGCTAGCGTCGGTGATCTGGTGGTGGGTTACTGTTCGTCGTCGGCGACGGAGAGTCCGGCGGCGAGTAGTTGTCGCGACACTTTTTCGCTGGGCGTGTATTCGTGTCGCGACACGACTAGGAGGGGCAGGAGATCGGCATCGGGTAGGCCGGCGGCGTTGAGTATCAGCGTCGAGAACGCTTCTCTCCAATCCTCGAAATCGCCGACCGCCTGTAGCCGTTCGAAAGCGGCATCGATCGCCGGCGGGGATGGAAGCTTGCGCTCGGGTATTCCGGCCTCTCGCTGGCGCTGGCGCTTCTCCCGTTGGCGCTGGGCGTTGGTCTTGGCCATGCGGACCTCAGAAGACAAAGGTTGGTTGATGGCTGGCGCAGGCGCGGTAGGAGACCGTTCGAGGCTTCGCCTCTTGAGCTGCTGGCGCAGCGGCGGACGGCGGCGTCCTGGGAGGCTGTTGCCGGACTGCTGCGGGGAGCGTGAACACCAGCACGATGAAGCCCAGGACAGTGCTGATGCCGCCGACTCGAATGGCTCGCCGCCTGGTCATTTGCCGGCCTGCTGGCGCTTCAACTGCTCGGCGTAGGAGCATGCCTCGTTGTGGCTGCGGCGGAATCCGCGAACTTTCCCGGTGGCCGTTTCGACGATGTGGAAGAAGCCGCGACCCTGAGGCACGACCTGGTAGGGCTCCGCTGCCGCAGGAGCCATGAGCCGCTGAGCGAACGCCAGGCGGGCGAGGACGGTCTGGGAGAGCAGGCCGGTGAGAACTTCGGTTTGTTCCTGATGCTTGAGCATGGTGGTTCTCCTACGCGATGGTGATTTCTTCGAGGCGCCGCACGGTGCGGGCTTCTGTGAGCCTCCGCTCGTTGCTGGGCCTTCGATTCCGGTTCATGTGGTCGTCATCGATCAGCGGGTGACCGGCGACGAGGAATGCGAGAACGAAGACGGCCGGGGAGATGATTCCGCGGCGGAACGCTTCGAGGACGAGGCCGCGCACGCTGCGCACGCCGAGCTTGAACTTCGCGTCGTCGAGGCGCTTCTCGACGGTCCCTGGGGCGATGCCCATGCGGCGGGCGACCTCTTTCGCGGTCAGTTCGCTGGCGCTCCATGCCGTGGCTTCGAGTTCACGGGGAGCAAGGCCGAGGCCCTGGCGGCCGATCCATCCGCCGCAGTTGATGGTTGCGTGCATGGTTGATTCCTTGGCTGCATGGGTCAGCACTCGGCATTGCGTGGAGTGCTGGCGCATGGAGTCGAGAGAGGGGTGGTGCAGGGCGCCCGCCGCCCCGCACCTACTTACAAACCGCCTTATGTTTTGTTCCTGGATATCTGCTACATGGCTGCATCCTCCGGTGGTTACCAGCGATTGGCGCTGGCGCCGTTCTACTATTCACCGAGGGTGTCATCGGCCCTCGCGACCAGTTCAATCAATCGCTCGATGTGGGATGCCCTGGTGGTGAGGGTGATCGCTTCCGGCCCTTCAGCCAGTCCAGCGCGAAGGGCCGTCGGGAACGCCTTGACTATCTCCCGATTGAGCTTCAGCAACTCTTCGAGAATGGAGCGCGGCACGACTGGCTCAGCTACCGCCTTGGGGGTTACTTTGGTTCCGCCCGCTGCAATGACCTTCGCGAGCTTCTGGCCCAGCACCTGGCCGGCCTTCTCGCCGTGCTTCCTGACGACCTTCGACGCGGTCGTCGCTGCGACTGCGCCGGAGCTGATCAACTGCTGCACATCGGTATTCGCGTTGCCTACGACCAGTACCTGGTCGACGTGCTGCCGGGTCTTCCCCATCTTCTGGGCGATCTGTTCGACGGTCCATCCGAACGCAATGAGCCGCTTGTAGCCGTGTGCGAGCTCCAGAGGGGACAGCTTGCGCCCCTCTTGGGAAGTGATCACGCGGAGCACGCGCTCAGCGTCGTTGCCGGCGAATGCAACGATTGGCACCCAGAACTCTCCGCTGGGGTCACGTGGCAACCGGCCCTCAGCGTCGAGCTTGAGGTAGGCGCGCCGGCGGCGGTGCCCGTCGACAACCCACATGCCGCCGTCTTCGCGGGGGCGCACTTCGAGGGCAGGAACGATGCCGCCCTGGTGCAGGTAGTCGGCCAGATCCGCGATACTCTGTTCGAGGTCTTCGCCCTCGGCGCGCAGGTTGAAACCGGGTTCTTCGTGAAGGTCTTCCAGGCGAGCTTTCATCGCATCTGCGCGTTTCAGGTCGCCGTCTTTGATCATCTGCTTGAACGATTTAGCCGCCATTTTCTACCCCTTCGAGTTCTTCGTCCTGTTCATCAGTTGCGTCTCGCCCGACAGTCATTTCTCCATGCTCCGGACAGTGAGGAGGTCCAGACTTGTCTAGCCACTTCTGGGTCACCCTGGCGACGTATCCGCACTCCGAGCACTCGACCTTCTTCAATCGCGTCGACTGCTTTTTCTTGGCGGTGGTGATGATCTCTTCGAGTTCGGGCTGGCTCAGGCCGTCCCGTATCCCTCTCGCGACCTTCCCCTGCGCTGGCTCTCTGCGCTCTCTCGCGCCGGGCCTGTGCCAGGTGAGCTTTCCGTGGGGAAGTGGACCGAGTTCGTCGATGAACGGCTTGACCCACTCCTCGAACTGCCTTGTCGGCACTGAGCAGGTGAACGGCCCCGTCATGCCGATGGCTTTCATGAGCTTCACGAACGGCCCTTTGTGGCCCTCTTTGATCCCTGCCGCGATGTGGCAGAGTTCGTGCGCCAGGTATGCCGATACCTGCATGGAGTCGTCTGTGCCTGGGCTGATGAGAATCTCGTAGGTTCCGTCTGCGGATGCCGAGCTGTGCCATACCTCGGCGCCGACATTTCCTCTCTGGCCTGCGCTGGTGAAGCCGATTGAGATTCGATAAGGCTGAAGCGGCGCGCCTAGCTCAAGAAATCGAGGCGACATCCGCTCGGCCATGGCGTTGAGCCAAGCCTCTCTGTTCATGTCTGATCTCGTTTAAACGGTTTGGGATGCGGCTGTATGGGAGAGTGGTCTAGGGCGGGAGTCGAACCCGCTACCTGCATTGGATGAGCGTTCGCGTTCATGACCGCTGGCGCTCGCTGCTCTACCGCGCTGAGCTACCTAGACCGCTCTCCGATACAGCCTGGCGATGGGGAGCCAGGTGGATCGGGCCTGCTTTGGGGAACCCGGCCGGCGCGGGTGATGCCCTGCTACAGGCAGTGCGGCGGGTTAGGATTCGTGAACATCTACAGTGCAGCCAGGGTCCATAAAGCCAGGGACGCGGCCGTTATCCATGAGTAGCGTTACCTCACCCATCCCTGGGCGCATGCTGATGCACCGTGCTTGGCGGGTTTTCTTGCCTTGGGTCTTGGTCATTTGCTCGGCCAATCTATCGGCGCTAACGACGGCCAGCGTTTCCGAGCAGTGCCGGCAGCCCAGTACAAAGTCGCACGCGACTTCGTGCATGGACAGTCGGCCATTTTGTGCCTGCCCGGTATTACGCATGCTGGAAAACCAATACAGATCAGCACTTCCGCACTCTTTGCACTTGGTGATTTCCGCTGCCTTGATGGCCATGTCCTTTCCTCGGTGATGCCCCGGCGAACCTGGGCTGGGTGTTAGGCGCCGACGGCGCTGGCGTACGCGGTCATTTGGATCATCTGTTCGATAAACCCCCGAGCGTGCGCCTCCAGGCGTGCTTCGTCGGTCAATTCGATCAGCAACTTGTGGCTCTTCATGCCGGAGTTGGTTTGCTTCCAGATCACGTAGAAGCTGCCTTCGACGCTGCGTTGTACGGTGATTGCCACGCCGTAGGTGCTGGCGTTGGTTTTCTTGGCTACTGCGTCGGCTACTTGCTGGCTCATCGTCTTGCCCTCCAGGGCGTGTTGACTTCCCGTCTGGCCCTCGGTGGAGGGCCAGCTAGTGAAATCGGTGTTTCTCCGTACCTGCATGCGGGTCATTCGCTCGGTTCAGCATTTCGCTTCGTCCGCCGTCGCAGTGGTCTGCGCGTTGGCAGGCTTTCGGGCCTGTCGGATCGCCGGTCGCCGTAGAGGCAGGCTTGGTTGTTTCCCCTGGATTTCTTTCGCCCGCCAGGAGACAGCTCGGGCTGACCTAACCGGCGGTGCCGGGTAGTCGTTCATGGCGCGGGTTGTGAAAGAGCGGTCGGCTCGGTGGCCTCCCCTGAACCAAAAAGGTACATAGGGTGAGCTGAAATTAGTAGCGAAAAGGTACATTGTCAATACCTTGGTTGTACCTTTTGGGCTCTTATAGGGATTCTGACTGTTCGGATACTGTATGTATGTACAGTTGACGAGGTTCTTATGGCCAAGAAGCAGAAGCAGCAGGCGTACGAGGTCACGCCGACTGATCGCCTGGGGATGCGGGTGTCCGCTATGATCAACTCACCGAAGGCGCAGGATCTGGGGCAGGTGACGATTCACCGGCTGGACACTGACCCGGCGGAAGCGTGGGATGCGGTGATGGAGGTTCTGGTCGAGACGAACGGTATCGACCTGGTGTTCAACGACGACGGCACCGTGACGCTGAGGTGGGAGAGGCAGGAACTGGAGGGGTAGGGCGGAAATGAAAAGCCCCGCTGATGCGGGGCTTAATCTACGAGGGAGTAAAACTCTTTTTTTGTTACTCCGGCCTGCAAAGCCATGTACCTTATCAGGTCGCCATGGAAAGGGGATTTCGGCTTATCGACGGTCACCTTGCGAAAAGGGCTACCCTCTCTTACCCATTGCTCATGACTTCCCTCCTGGTTACGAAGGGTGAATCCAAGCTTTTTCAGAACGCCTGTCACTTCCCGGTACGTTAACGGTCGATACCTCCTTGACCACATGCAAAATCCTTAGCAGCGAACGTATTGCAGGGCAGGTTCCTGGAAGAAGCGGATTTTGCGGCGCCGGCTTTGGCGCACAGCGGCTACCAGGGAGATGAACTGGTAGCGTAGCCACATGGAGAACGGAGCCTTCCTACCAAGCAGCTCAGCTGCATGCTCTTTGTCGATGGTAAGTGCCTCGACAATGTAGGACTTGATCTGTTCTTCCAGCTTGCCCTTGGCTTCTTCGAAGCTATCTCCTTGGGCGGCCAACGTGAACTGTGGGCATGCTGCGATCCACAAGCCGTCCTTCTTCTCAGCGTAGCATCGAAGAACGAAAGGATTGTTAGACATAGCGATTTCCTCTTAAAGGCCGTTCCTGGCCATTCACACGTTATCCACAGGTTTCCCCGGGGATGCGATTATCTCTACAGGGATTGCCCTGTCAATGAGATTGACTCGCTTGGTGACAATATGGTGCCACTAGCTGACAAATGGAAGCCTGGCTGTGCGCCGACGTGAAACCATTTGCAGATCCTCCCTTGGGGAGGCTAGCACCAATTTTGTCGATATGCGTGACCGAGGCCCGCGCCTACCGACCACAACGGGGCAGATGTGCTTCTAGTGCTTGCGACGCCTCATCACTGACCACCAGAACACCCACCCGATCACGCTGATGTCGCCGGCGCGCATCTGGTCCCTGGTGTACTCCTCATCGGGGTACTCGTCCCGGTTGTAGCTGCGCAACCGGATGCCGCCGCCAGGCAGCCGATAGACGAACTTCACCCGCAGCAGGTCGTCATGCTTCAGGGCGTAGATCTCGCCGTCCACGATCGTGTTGACAGAGAGGTCGACGCCGATGATCGAGCCGTCTGCAATAAGCGGCTCCATGCTGTTGCCTGTGACGTTCACGCAGACGGAGGTGCTCTTGTCGACGGCAGCCTCGCGCAGAGTTGCCCTCGGGAATCGAATCTTGCGCTTGGCCAGTTCGAGGTCAGGCACTCGCCCACCGCCCGCCGCTATCTCGACCTCATCGAAGTATGGGATTTCAACCTCGTCCGGCGCGAGCGGGTCTCCGTCTGACCACGCTGATAGGGACTCCAGATTTCCGCCGGAGCGATACTCGGCGGTCGGTTCAGCCACCCGCTGGTGTTGTTCCGGGGTGTGCTGAATGTCGAGCCAGCCGCGCGGCATATTGAATTTCTCCTCAATGTGCCTGGCCAGCTTGTTGCCGATGTTCTTGGTGGGGTTCGAGCCAATCAAGCGGCTCACCTGGGTTGGCTCGCGATCTATGCGAGCAGCGAATGCGACTGTGCCGCCTTCCTTTTCGGCCAGTGTTAGCGCGTTCGCACGGCGGATTGTCGTGATATCGATCATCTATCCATTTCATCATCTGTACCTAAAAAGTACAGAACCTTGACGGTACACAACCTTTTCACCATGATTGTACCAAGGAGGTACATTTATGACCGTCGAGACACCCCAAAGCACCCACGCAGAAGCGCTTCGGGCCTTCTGGAAGTCGCTCAGCATCCAAGAGCGTGATGACGCTGCGAAGGCGCTCAGTACGAGCGTTGCGTACCTCAGGCAGGTTCTGGCTTGCGGCCGGACTCCAGGGGCGGCGCTGGCGCGTGATCTTGAGCGCTTCTTTGGTGCTCGCATCACTCGCCACCAGCTCCGCCCAGACCTCTACGACGCGCCAGCAAGGCCTCGGGGTCGGAGTGCGGCATAGCACGTAGCAGATGTTACGGAGAGGGGGCTGGCGCTGCGTAGTCGGCTGCGACCCCTGTTCAGGCATCCAGTAGAGCAGACAGCAAAAAGCCCGGCGGCTACCGGGCTTTTTGAGGAGGCACCAGTAGGCGGTGCCGAACATCCAACGGAGACGAATATGTCACAAGTTGCAGTCATCCAACAAGGCCCGGTCCTGACGATGAGCAGTCGTGAGATTGCGGAACTGACCGGCAAGAAGCACAAGAACGTCTTGAGGGATATTCGGGAGATGCTGGAGGCGTTGAGGAAGGGTGGCTCAGATTTGAGCCATGTCCGGGAAGACCTCGACTCCCGCGGGTACACCGAGAATTTCCACCTTGACCGAGACCTGACCGAGACCCTCATCTCTGGTTACAGCGTCCCCCTTCGGTACCGGGTGATTCGACGACTCCACGAACTGGAGTCCAGCCAGGTTCCGAGCATCCCAACCAGTTTGCCGGAAGCGCTCAGGCTCGCCGCCGACCAGGCCGAACAGAACCAGGCGCTGCGATTGGTCATCAATGAGCAGGCACCCAAGGTCCAGGCCCTGGAGCGACTCAGCGGCGCAGCAGGAACGATGTGCATCACGGATGCTGCCAAGCACCTGAAGGTCAGCCCCTCCCGGCTCTTCGACTGGCTCCAGCAGAACCGGTGGATCTACCGCCGGAGCGGCTCTGCTCGGTGGATCGGCTATCAGCCACGAATCCAAGACGGCTGGATCATGCACAAGGTGACGGTTCTCGTTCGTGACGACCAGGGCGACGAGCGTGCGGCGAGCCAGGTACGCATCACTGCCAAGGGGCTGTCGGTGCTGGCGCGGAAGATCGAGGAGGGCAAGCTGTGATCCTCGATAGTGTGTCGCGACACGAAATCACGAATCAAGAAAATGTGTCGCCGGAGGTGAGCCAGTGAGCACGATCATCATGTCGGCCTGCTGGCCTCTCCAGGGCATGAGCCCCGCACAGAAGGCGGTACTGATCTCGCTGGCAGACCAGGCGAACGACCAGGGCGTGTGCTGGCCGGCGGTTGACAGCATAGCGATGCGTTGCTGCCTGTCGAAGCGTGCGGTACAGCAGGCCATCAAGTGGCTGCGTGGCGCAGGGATTGTGAGCGTAGAGGAGCGCCAGGGCAGGTCGACCATGTACTCGGTGACCCCCGCAGCATATGCACCCCCGCAGGAAATGCACCCCAGCAGCATATGCACCCACGCAGCAAACGCACCCACCCCCGCAGATGCTGCACCCCCACCCCCGCAGGATCTGCACCCCACCCCCGCAGATGCTGCACCCAGAACCGTAATAGAACCTACAAGAGAACCATCAGGGAACCTTTTGCCGACCCGTTCCGGTCCGGCGACCGACGAAGCGATGCAGGAGGCTTGCCGGCGTGTGTGGGCAGCGTACCGGGCAGCCTACGAGGCGCGCTGGAGTGTTCAGCCGGTGCGAAACGCCAAGGTCAACTCCCAGGTGAAGCAACTGGTGGCCGCCCTCGGCGCCGAGGCGCCTGCGGTGGCGGCGTTCTTCGTCGGGCTGGATGACAAGTTCCTGGTCGACAGTTGCCATGATTTCGGGTTGCTACTGGCCAAGGCTGGCGCTTACCGGACGAAGTGGGCGACAGCCGGTTCCGCGCCGTCGACCGATTGGACTGACCAGGTGCAGCTATGACCCGCAGGCAGTTCGAACCGCAATCGGTCGGTGCTGTGCTGGCGCATGTGAATCAGGGCGCGGGGCTGCGCCCCTTGTCCCAGCCGGCGGTGAAGGTCGATCCCCAGACGAGAGGCGAGGTCGACCGGTTGTTCTTGCGGATCAAGGCGATCTGCCCTGGATGGCGAAGTTCCTGGCCAAGCGATGAGGTCGAGAACGCTGCGAAGGCGGAGTGGCTGGCAGAGATCGTCCGGCAAGAGGTTACGCGCCGCGAGCAACTGCAGGCCGGGGTAAGAGCGTTGAGCGCGCAGGCAAGGCCGCTTGTTCCGTCTGCCGGCCAGTTCTGCGCCTGGTGCTGGGCTCCTGAGGTCTTCGGCCTGCCATCCCTTGATGACGCATATCGCGAGGCGCTGGCCAATACCCACCCAGCCATGGTCGGAGCCGCGAAATGGAGTTGCCCTGCGGTGTATTGGGCAGCCGCTGGCGCTGGATTCAGCCGGCTGCAGGCTCTGGCAAGAAAGGATGGGCTTGCGGCGCTGGATATCTCCTACCGACAGATCATCAAGAAGCTGGCGCGTGGCGAGGCGCTCGGGAAGGTTCCGGAGGGAGAGGTCACCCACCAGAAAGCGCGAACCCAATCCGTTGGAATTGCTGCGCTTGCGCAGCTTCGAAAACAACTCAAAGGAGGAGATCGCTCATGAAGTGGAGCGTACTCAACGACTATCTGATGGTTAGCGACACCCAGCCGCCCTACAAGGTCTGCAAGCTCCTGGTCGCCGGCGAGGCTCACTACCGGGCCAGTGTGCAGGGTGAATTCATTTGCACCCCGGTTGCGACTGCGAAGGAGGCGTGCGGTGTTTGCGAGCGCCATCACCAGATCACCTTCCCGCGGGAGGTGGCATGACGTTGTCGGCACGGAAGCCCCGGCCGAAGAAGTGCGCAGTGTCGACGTGCCGCGCGCCCTTCGTCCCGGTGAAGTCGTTTCAGACGTGGTGCAGCCCAGAGTGCGGAATCGTCATCGCTCGGCAGAAGCAGGAGAAGGAGCGCAAGTCGATCCAGCAACGCGAGCGCCGCGAGGTCAAGGTTCGGAAAGAGAAGTTGAAGAATCGTGCAGACCACTTGAGGGAGGCTCAGGCCGCATTCAACGAGTTCATCCGCTGGCGCGACTGGGACCGCCCCTGCATCAGTTGTGGGCGCTTTCATGACGGGCAGTATCACGCCGGGCATTACCGCTCCGTAGGCTCCCATCCCGAGTTGAGGTTCGACGAGGACAACGTCCACAAGCAATGCGCCCCATGCAACAACCACAAGTCGGGGGACGTCGTGAACTACCGGATCAACCTGGTGGCGAAGATCGGCGCTGCGGCTGTAGCGCGCCTGGAGGGGCCGCATGACGCAAGGAAGTGGACTGTGGAAGAAATCAAGGCAATCAAGGCCCTGTATCGAGCCAAGGCCAGGGACGCGAAGAGGGCTGCAGCATGAAGAAGCATGGTCCGGATCTTACGAACAAACCGCGTCACTTGGTTCCGTGCCCGGCATGCAATGGCCAGGGTCAGCGCCGGGGAGTGTTCTACGACATTGATTGCGACGCGTGCGGTGCCGCTGGCTTCGTTGATGGGGTGACGGGGCTGGCGCTGGAGCAGCGGGATGCAGTGGTGCAACTGCGGATGTGGGTGAAGCGCTTGCTTGATGAGCAGCGACGCCAGGCGAGCAGGCTGGCGCGAGAAGAGAACAACCAGAGGGGCGCCGGCGGCTCCCACTTCAGAGGCGACTGAAATGAACATCAAGGCGTTGGAATTTCTGATGGAGCAATACGGGCTGTGGGTTTGGTCCGACAATGGCACGCCGCGCGGCTCTTCGCCCATGCTGGCGCTGATGAAACGGAATCCGGCGAACGAAAAACGGTTTGCTGCTGTGATCCCCTGCATCAGTGATGATCGGGCGTTGCAAGTAGACCGGTTTCTCGCACGCCTCTACGACGAAGACCCGGATGCCATCCGCAGCCTGATCCTCTACTTCATCCATGGCATGTCGTATCGAGATATTCAGGGCCGGATGGGGATCAGCTACGCGGACGCACGCATGCTGGTTCGAGCGGGCCTGTCGGCTCTGCTGGCGTGCTTCGTGATGGAGGATAAAAAGGCTGCCTGAAAAAATGTACAGGCTGGACGTATTGACAGTGATAATCGCGCCCTGTACCTTTCGTCATACATTGCGGTTTTGCCGCTTAGGCGAACTGCCGCAGAGCGGAACGCCATAGAAAAGAGCCCAGCCTTCGAGCTGGGCTTTTTCGTTTCTGCAGGTGGCGCATTGCGCTGCGGGGCGCGCGGCCCCCTTGAAAGGCCGTACCTGCATACATTCCTGGCTCAGCCTTCGTGCTGGGCTTTTTTATTTCCGCCCCGCCGAGGGGATCACGAGATGTCAAACATGCCCGACAAACCGGAGACCTGGGCGTTGGTGCTCGCCTGGTTGAGCCAACATGCTCCCGTGCTCTACGCCACTGGTCTCTCGTTCGTGATGGCTGCAATCCGGATCATCTATGGGGGTGGCACCCGTCGCCAGGCGATCCTCGAAGGCGCTATTTGCGGATGCCTCACGGTGACTTTGATCAGTGGCTTGGAGTTCTTTGGCTTGCCTCAGTCGCTTTCCACCTTCGTTGGTGGGTGGGTTGGGTTCCTGGGCGTTGAGAAGATCCGGGCGCTGGCCGACCGTTACGCCAACTTCAAGCTGCCTAGCAGCAAGGCGGGTGAGTGATGGCCTGCAAGCGCTGCGAAAAGACCAGGGCCTACGTCCTGGCGAACCTGAGGATGATGTATGAGCGAGCAACGCTGCGAAAGAGAAAAGCCAGTGTTGGTGGTGAAGATGGATCGCCTACTGGACAAAGATCAGCAAGCGGCATTCGCAAAGGACGTTGAACGGGGAGCCGAGCGTCTTGGTATGAGTGCTCTGCTGCTGTCTGGCGGGGCTGATGCGCACATTGATCGGGGCCTGCGACCGCTTCTGGGTGACCTGGTTGCCGAGCAGCGCAAGACCAACGACCTTCTCACCGCGCTGATCACGGCGATGGCAGATGAAGGCGCTGTCGATGTCGAGGCCGAGAGCATTATCACGCATGACTTGTCAGGCAGGCCGCTGAAGAAGCCGGGCGGTCACCATGGCTAAGATCCCGACACTGGCGCCACGGCTGCAGCAGGCCGGCTCCAAGCTGAAGGCAACGGCCAGCACCAGCGAGCGGCGAATGACCGGAAGCAGGCTGCAGAAGCGCCGCTACCGGCTGTGGCTGGCTTCACCTCAGTGCGCCGAATGCGGCGTGATGGTGGCATACCCTAGCGGCTTCGAACTGGACCACAAGGTTCCGCTCTTCCAGGGCGGCGAGGACACGGAAGAGAACTGTCAGATCCTTTGCTGCGGTCCAGGAAGCTGCCACGACCGCAAGACGCGGACCGATGGGGGTGCAGCATGAGTCCGACGCCTCTCTTATTTCTGCACCAAATTGGTGCGAAAAATCGCCCCAGAGGGGAGGGGTGGGTCAAAACTCTGAAAAGTCATCGCACTGGAAACCGCGCCCCCTCTCATTCGCGGATTTTTCCCCCCTTTGAGGTTTTTGTTAATGGCGTTAACAGACAAGCAGCGGCGGTTTGTTGACGCGAAGGTGCGTGGAGCCTCCAACAAGGATGCTGCGGAAGCCGCTGGCTACGCGGCTGCGACGGCATCCGCCGCCGGTTCCAGGCTGGCCAAGAATCCGGACATTCTTGCCGAACTCGAAAGGCGCTCTCGTGTTAAAGGCCGAGCGCGAAAAGCTCAGGCCGAACCGTCAGTGGACGATCCGCCGGCAGATGAGCAGGAGGGTGACGAAGATAACGGCGAGCAGTTGGCCAACCTTCCCCACACCAATGACCCGCTGACCTGGCTGCTCGCTTTGATGAACGAATCGAAAGCGAAGGTCTTCGACCGACGCAATGCCGCCCAGGCAGCCCTCCCTTACATTCATGGCAAGAAGGCCGACCAGGGGAAGAAGGAACAGAAAGGCGCCGCCGCGAAGGAAGCGAGCAAAGGCAGATACGCCGCGCGCCCAGCGCCGAAGCTGGCCGTCGACAACACCAAGGGGTGACGCATGCAGTGGACTACGGCCTGCCCTGATTGGCAGCGACGGATCGTCGCTGGCCAGTCACTTATCCCTTTCGCACCACTCTTCCCCAGCGAGGCCGAAGCCGCGCTGCAGGTATTCCGCTCGCTGCGCGTGGTTGACCTGCCAGGGCAGCCGACCTTCGGCGAGTGCTGCGACCAGTGGGTCTTCGATTTCGTTGCTGCGATCTTCGGCGCCTACGACGCCGAGCATGGCAAGCAACTGATCAGGACCTTCTTCCTGCTGATCAGCAAGAAGAACACGAAGTCGACCATCGCCGCCGGGATCATGCTGACCGCGCTGATCCTCAACTGGCGACACGATGAGGAGCTTCTGATCATCGCACCGACCATCGAGGTCGCGGCGAACAGCTTCAAGCCAGCCGCTGCAATGGTGCGCGCCGATCCCGAGCTGACGGACCTGCTCCATGTGCAGGACCACATCCGGACGATCAGCCACCAGGTGACCAACGCGGCCCTGAAGGTCGTGGCTGCTGACACTGACACCGTGTCCGGCAAGAAATCCGGCAAGATCCTGATCGACGAGCTCTGGGTGTTCGGCAAGCGCGCGAACGCCGACGCGATGCTGATGGAGGCCACCGGCGGCCAGATCTCGCGGGAGGAGGGGTTCGTCATCATGCTCTCCACCCAGAGCGATGAGCCGCCCGCTGGTGTCTTCAAGGAGCAGTTGGACTACTTCCGTGACGTCCGGGATGGCGTGGTCGATGACCGCAAGTCGCTGGGCGTGCTGTACGAGTTCCCCGAGGACATGGTCGAGAACAAGACCTACCTCAACCCGGACAACTTCTACGTCACCAACCCCAACCTGGGCCGCTCGGTCAGCAGGGAGTGGCTGGAGGATCACCTGGCCAAGGTGCTCCGGATGGACGAGGGGGCGCAGCGCAAGTTCTTCGCCAAGCACCTCAACATCCAGATCGGCATGAACCTGCGGGCCAACCGCTGGGCCGGCGCCGATCACTGGGAGAAGAGGGCGGACAAGTCGCTGACGTTGGATCAGCTGATTCTGCGCTCCGAGGTGATCGTTGCCGGTATCGACGGCGGCGGCCTAGATGACTTACTCGGCCTGACGCTGCTCGGCCGCGAGAAGGATTCCCGTCGCTGGCTGCACTGGGCGCACGCCTGGGCGCACGAGATCGTGCTGGAGCGGCGCAGGGACATCTCCACCAAGCTCCTGGACTTCAAGGCCGACGGTGACCTGACCATCGTCGCCCTACCTGGAGACGACGTGAACGAGCTCGCCGACATCCTGTGTCGGGTGAAGACGGCTGGGCTGTTCCCCGAGAAGCAAGCGATCGGCGTCGACCAGGCTGGCATCGGCGACATCGTCGACGAACTCACCACCGAGGAGCGCGGCTTCACGATGGAGCACATCGTGGGCATCGGCCAAGGCTGGAAGCTCAACGGGGCGATCAAGACCACCGAGCGAAAGGTCGCCGGCGGCGAGCTGGTACACGGCGGACAGCCACTGATGGCCTGGTGCGTCGGCAATGCGCGCACCGTTCAGGTGGGCAACGCCCTCGCCATCAACAAGCAGGTCAGCGGCACCGCCAAGATCGACCCGCTGATGGCCACCTTCGATGCGGCAACGCTCATGGCGCTCAACCCCTCGGCTTGTGATGAGGGAGATTTCAATGAATTCCTGAAGGCACCGATCATCGTATGAAGCCCAAGACGAAGAAGCCGAGCCGGCTAAAGGCTGCCGTTCTGGGCTGGCTGGGTGTACCGGTCGGCCTGACGGATGAGACGTTCTGGCATCAGTTCGGCACGAATGTCGCTGGCCAATCGGTCAACGAGTGTTCGGTCCTCAAGCTGTCTGCTGTGTGGGCCTGCGCGCGCTTGATCGCCGAGACAATCTCCACTCTGCCCTTGGGCCTCTATGAGAAGACCGCCAGAGGCCGGCTGGCGCTGACCGATCACCCGCTCTACAGCATCATTCACTCCCGTCCCAACCCGGACTCCACCGCGGTGGTGTTCTGGGAGGCGATGATCGTCTCCATGTTGTTGCGGGGGAACGGATTTGCGGAGAAGAACTACATCGGCAAGCGCATGGTGTCGATGGACTTCCTGGCGCCTGGCCGCCTTTCCATCACCCGCGACATCAACGGGAACAGGAAGTACCGGTACACCGAGAAGAATGGGAAGCAGCGCGATATCCCCGCGAAGAACATCTTCCGTATCCCGGGCTTCACCATCGACGGTGATTGGGGGCTGTCCGCTATCGAGTACGGATCGCAAGTTTTCGGATCAGCCCTGGCGGCCGGAAACGCTGCCAACAGCACATTCGAGAAAGGCCTGGCGCCGACCGTTGCGTTCACCATGCAGCGGGTCCTGAACAAGGAGCAGCGAACCGAGTTTCGCGAGAGCCTGGCCGAGGTCAGCGGCGCCATCAATGCCGGGAGGTCGCCTCTGCTCGAGGGCGGCATGGATGCCAAGACCATTGGAATCAACCCCAAGGATGCCCAGCTTCTGGAGTCTCGCGCGTTCAGCGTGGAAGAAATCTGCCGCTGGTTCAGGGTGCCGCCCTTCATGGTCGGCCAGTCGGAGAAGTCCAGCTCCTGGGGGACCGGCATCGAGCAACAGATGATCGGTTTCCTGACCTTCACCCTGCGGCCTTGGCTGACTCGCATCGAGCAGGCCATCAACAAGGACCTGCTCTCGCTGGCCGACCAGATGACTACCTACGCGGAGTTTTCCGTGGAAGGCCTGCTGCGAGCTGACAGCAAAGGCCGCGCGGAATACCTGGCGAGCATGGTGAACAACGGCCTGATGACCCGCGATGAAGGTCGCGCCAAGGACAACCTGCCGCTAATGGGTGGCAATGCCGACGTGCTCACAGTGCAGACCGCACTGATCCCCCTCGACCAGCTGGGCAAGGCCCCGCCGGCAACTGATCCAGAGGAACCACCATGTCCAGAAAAACACTGCCCGCCGCGCGTGTGGGCGCGCCCGCGGCTGGCCTGCGTTTTGACCTGTCGGCCCGCGCCATGGAGCGCTGGAACCCAGCAGTGCAGGCAGCCTCCGAGAAAGACAACAGCATCAGCATCTTCGACATCATCGGTCAGGATTACTGGACCGGCGATGGTGTTACCGCCAAGCGCATTGCCGGCGCACTACGTACGATCGGCGACGGCGACGTGGTGGTGAATATCAACAGCCCAGGCGGCGACATGTTCGAGGGGCTGGCTATCTACAACCTGCTCCGCGAGCACCCGGGGAACGTGACCATCAAGGTGCTCGGCATGGCCGCATCGGCCGCCTCCATCATCGCGATGGCAGGCGACGAGGTGCAGGTGGCTCGTGCGGGCTTCCTGATGATTCACAACGCCTGGACCTTGGCCGCCGGCAACCGGCACGACTTCCGGGAATTTGCGGATTACCTGGAGCCCTTCGACGCAGCGATGGCTGACGTCTATGTGGCTCGCACCGGCCTGGATGCAAAGACCGTCGCCACGATGATGGACGGCGAGACCTGGATCGGGGGAAGCAAGGCGGTAGAGCAGGGCTTTGCCGATTCTTTGCTCGACTCCGACGAGGTCGCCGGCGGCAACGAGAAGCCATCAGCCCAGACGGTGCGCCGCATCGAGAACGCGCTGCGCGCGTCTGGCATGCCTCGCTCCGAGGCCATGCGCCTGATCTCCGATTTCAAAGCCAGCCTGAGCGACTCGGCTGGCGATGGTGAGCGCGACGCCACCAACCCTGCAGACCCTTCCACAGGGGCTGCGCGAAACATCAGCTCCACCATCACCAGCATTTTCGCGAGGTAACTCAAATGCCCACGGCAATCGAACAGGAATACCAACAGGTCCAGGCCGATCTGAAGAAGGTTGGCGACGATCTGCGAACTTACGCCGAGCAGTCCGAAAAGGAACTGAAGGCGCACTCCAAGCTCTCCGAAGAAACCAAGGCCAGCGTCGATAAGCTCCTGGTTTCCCAGGGGGAGCTTCAGGCCCGCCTGCAGGCTGCTGAGCAGCTGATGGCCAAGCTGGAAAAAGGTGGCGGCCGTATCGTTGCGCCCGAGAGCATGGGTGAGACTTTCATCGCTGCTGAAGGCTACGACGCCTGGGCTGCCCGCGCCGCGGGTGGTGCGAAGGGCAGCTTTACCGTTCCGGTGAAGGCTGCGATCACCAGCCTGACCGGCTCTGCTGGCGACCTGATCCAGCCGCAGCGCGTCGGAATGGTCCTCCCCACTCAGCAGCGCCTCTTCGTGCGCGACCTGCTGGCTTGGGGGCGCACTACCTCGAACTCCATCGAGTATGTGCGCGAGACCGGCTTCACCAACAACGCCGCGCCGGTGTCGGAGAACCCGCAGAACCCGAAGCCGGAATCGGACATCACCTTCGAGCTGGATACCGATCCGGTGGCCACGATCGCCCACTGGGTTCGTGCGTCCCGCCAGGTTCTGTCGGACGCTCCAATGCTGGCCAGCTACATCGACGGCCGCCTGCGCTATGGCCTGAAGCTCAAGGAGGAGATGCAGCTGCTCAAGGGCTCCGGCGTCGGCCTCAACCTGAACGGCCTCTACACTCAGGCGAGCATCTACGCGAACCCTGGCGTCGTCGTTCAGGCTGAGACCGCCATCGACCGACTACGCCTGGCGCTGCTGCAGGTCACCCTGGCCGAGTACGACGCCGACGGCATCGTGCTGAGCCCAGTGGACTGGGCCGCGATCGAGCTGACCAAAGACAAGAACAACAACTATGTCTTCGCCACCCCGACCGGCCTGGCCGTTCCGGGTCTGTGGGGTCGCCCGGTTGTTGCTTCCAAGTCCATGGATATCGGTGATTTCCTGACTGGCTCCTTCCAGCAAGGCGCCGAAGGCTGGGATCGCGAGGACGTCAGCGTCACCGTCTCCACCGAGGACCGCGACAACCTCGTGAAGAACATGGTCACCATCCTCTGCGAGGAGCGCGTGGGCCTGTCGGTGTTCCGTCCGGAAGCCTTCGTCAAGGGCGACTTCGACGGCCTGCCGGCGTCCTGATCTACTGGCGGGGCTTCGGCCCCGCCATCTCCTGAGGAAAGACCATGGTCCTGGTAACAGCACTTACGGGTTTCGACCACGGCGGCCGTCGCCGGCGCGATGAGCAATTCGACGTCAGCCCGCAGCATGCCGCCGCGCTGAAGCGCAACGGGCTCGTCACCTACGACGAGAACCAGGCGGACCCCGACCCAGCCGCTGGCGAGAAGTCGTCTGCATCGCAAGTGGCCCCAGTCTCACCGCAGACGACTGCGAAATAGTCCGGGCGTGGCGTGAAGAAGAAGCCGGCCGCGGAGTAATCGTCACCAACACCACTTTCCGGCTCTGTCCCTGGGCTGACGTCCTGTATGCGATGGACGCGGCCTGGTGGCAGGTCCACGGTGATGAAGCCGCCAGCGCCTTCGGCGGGGAGCGCTATGCGCCGTTGACCTTAAAGGGCGTGAAGAAGGTGCGGTTCCAGCAGTTCCAGAACAGCGGCGCCGGTGCGGCCTCGCTCGCGGCCTTCTGGGGTGCCCGGCGGATCATCCTGCTGGGGTACGACTGCCAGAAGACCGGCGGCCGCGCTCACTGGCACGGCGACCACCCGGCCGCCCTGGGAAATGCTGGCAGCGTCGACAAGTGGCCCGCGCAGTTCCGCCAGCTGGCCGCGCACCTCGCCGGCCTTGAAGTCATCAACTGCAGTCGCGAGACGGCCCTGGAGGCCTTCCCGCGGCGACCCATCGAAGAGGTTCTCTCGTGAGCGTCATCAACCTTCAGGACGTGAAGCAGGCCCTGCGCGTTATCCACAGCGCCGACGACGCCCTGATCCAGCAGCTGATCGACAGCGCCGAGGATGAGGCTGTGCGCTTCTGCGGTCGCACGCAGCTGCCGACCCTGCCGCTGGACAACCCCTGCTCACCGAGTAGCGAGGATGTCCCGTCCAGCGAGGACCCGGTGGCGCCCAGCGTGTTCACCGCTGTGGTGGCGCTGGTGAAGGCCGACTACGAGGCGACGGTCGACGAGGCGAAGAAGTTGCGCGAACTGGCCGAGGTCAAGCTGATGCCGTACCGCATCGGCCTGGGGGTGTGAGGTGCTGACCAATCGATTGCGGCACCGGATCACCTTCCAGGCGCAGGAGCAGCAGCAGGACTCGGAGTCGGGTGACGTGCTGCTGGTCTGGGTGGACGCCTCGCTGTCGGACGGCACGCTGCTGGTGGACGTCCCGGCCGAAGTGCTCACTGGCGCTGGCCGAGAGTTCATGGCGGCGAACACCAAGCAGAACGAGACAGACGCCAGGGTCAACCTGCGTTGGTTCCCTGATCTGGACATGACCTGGCGCCTCCTCTGGCAGGGCCAGCCCTTCACCATTACCGGCGCCGACACGGATGCCACGGGGCGCAAGGAATGGCGCCTGCGCTGCGCGACAGGAGTCACCGACGGTCGATGATGATCATCAACGGCATGAAGGGGCTGGGGGACAACATCTACCAGCGGGCATTCATCAAGCAGCTTCCGCGCGGCGTGTGGCTGGAGACTCCCTGGCCCGAACTCTACAAGGACATCCCAGACATCAACCTGATCCTGCCGGTAACCAGGCTGCGCACGCAGATGAAGAACATCTGCCGGCAACCGAAGGGCACCTGGCAACGGCGTCCGCGCGGAACTGTTGTTCAGGTTGGCTACGGCCGAGAGGGCATCTTCCCCGGGATGATGCGCAGCTTCGCTCGAACACCCGGAGAGATGGACCTGCCCGATTTCGGACCATCGCCGGTCGATGGCCGCTACGTGGTGATCAGGCCGGCGACGGTTCGCTCCGAATGGCGGGCCGACACCCGAAACCCGCTGCCCGAGTACATCGCCCAGGCGGCCACCGAGATGCGTCGTCGCGGCTACAAGGTGGTCTCGATAGCCGACCTGGTCGAAGGCCGTGAGTGGGCGCTTGATCCCCTGCCGGTCGCTGACCTGCAGTTCCACCGCGGTGAGCTACCAGTCGACCAGCTTCTGGCCTTGGTGCAGGGCGCCGCGGCGGTGATCGGTGGAATCGGCTGGCTCCTACCGGCAGCGATCGCCGCCAAGGTGCAGGCGCTGATTATCTGCGGCGGCCAAGGCGGCTACAACGCGCCGGAGCTCATCACCTCCAAGGCGATGGACGTCTCTCGAATCGAATTTGTGGTGCCCGACAATTTCTGTCGCTGCACCCAAAAAGAACACAACTGCGACAAGAGGATCTCGAACTATGCAGAGCGCCTTACCGCCTGGGCTAGCCGACTGCCTGCTGTGGTCGGCTGAGCTGGGCATGGGGTACCACCCACGCAAGCCGATGGACTACTCCGGTCCCTACTTCGAGAAGTACCAGGCGATGGACGCCACCCCGATGGGGGGAGCTTTGACCAAGGCCCGCGTGCGCATGGTTCGACGTCACCATGGTGGCGACCTGATCGACATTGGCATTGGCGGCGGTCGCTTCCTCGAAGAGTCTGGCGCCTTCGGCTTTGACGTAAATGCCGACGCTGTGCGCTGGCTCAAGGAGCGCGGCCGCTTCCTGGACCCCTACGCTGGAAAGATCCCGGCGATCACCTGTTGGGACAGTCTCGAGCACATCCCGAACCCTGAAGGGTTGCTGGCTCAGGTGGTGGACTGGGTGTTCGTCTCGATGCCGATTTACCAGGATCAGGCCGACTGCCTGGCAAGCAAGCACTTCAAGCCCGGTGAGCATCTCTGGTACTGGACTCAGAACGGTCTCATCAGCTGGTTTGCGCGGCTCGGCTTCGGCTGTGTCGAGATCAACCAGGAAGAGTCCGACATCGGCCGCGAGGGGATCACCAGCTTCGCTTTCCGGAGGTTCCATGGCTGACGGCGTCGAGTTCAGCATCACCGGCTTGGAGTCCCTGCTGGGCAAGCTGGATGCTCTGAGCGTCGACATTCGCCGAAAGGGTGGCCGCGCCGCTTTGCGAAAAGCGGCCATGGTGGCGCTCAATGCCGCGAAGGCTGGTGCCGAGAAGATCGATGACCCGGGTACCGGCCGAAGCATTTCCGACAACATTGTCCTGCGGTGGAACGGTCGTCTCTTCAAGCAGTCCGGCGACCTTGGCTTCCGTATTGGCGTGCTCCATGGGGCTGTTTTGCCGGCGAGGGGCGACCGCGTCGACAAGCAGAAGAATGCGCCGACTCCGCACTGGCGTCTCTGGGAATTTGGAACCTCGAAGATGAAGGCATCACCTTTCATGCGCAGTGCGCTGGCCGACAACATCGCCGAGGTCACGAGCACTTTCGTCAGCGAGTACGAGAAAGCCATCGACCGCGCAATCAAGCGCGCCCAGAAGATGGCCGCTGGGAGCAACTGATGTACGCACCGATTTTCAAAGTCTGCTCGCAGAACCCTGGCGTTGTCGCCTTGCTTGGTGCGAAGCCGACCCGACTCTATCTGTTCGCTGAAGCACCAGACCAGCCTGGTCGCCCCTATGCCACATGGCAGACCTTTGGTGGCGAGCCTGAGAACTACCTGGCCCACCGCCCTGACATCGACTCTTTCAGCCTGCAGGTGGACGTCTTCGCGGACACTGCCGCCCAGGTCCGCGCCGTCGCGACGGCGATCCGTAACGCGATCGAACTGCGCGCCACGATCACTCGCTGGAGCGGGGAAGAGCGGGACGATCCAACAGACCTATACCGTATCAGCTTCGACGTTGACTGGTGGGTTAACCGCTAGTCACCGACCTAAGTAACGACCCGCATCTGCGGGTTTTTTTGTGCCTCAAGAAACCCGCGACAGGAGACACCCATGTCCATCTTGGCTCAAGGAACTCAGTTCTTCGTAATCGATCCGAATCTCGACAGCAATGGCCCCGGTGTGCTGGAGATCGATTGCATCACCGCTTTCAATCCTGGCGGAAACCCGTCCGACCAGATCGAAGACACCTGCCTGAAATACAACTCGCGAACCTACAAGAAGGGCCTGCGCACTCCCGGGCAGGCAACCGGGACGCTGAATGCTGACCCGGAAAATGACAGTCACTACCGCTTTTGGCAGTTCGCGGAGGACCCCGAATTCGATCAGATCGAAATGGATATGGTCATCGGCTGGTCAGACGGTCCGCTTGACCAGAGTGGGGAGCCAATCTCTATCCCGACGGTTGCGAGTGATGGCGGCTTCAATCTGCCCGCCAATCGCACCTGGTACCGTTTCCGGGGCTACGTGTCTGACTTCCCGTTCGATTTCCAGAGCAACGCTGTGGTTGCTACGAACTTCACTATTCAGCGGTCTGGCCGCGGTTACTGGATCAGAAAGGCGGTTTAAACATGCAGCTGAGTATTTCAAATCTTGCAACGATCGGTGCTTTCACCGGTGCGCCAGTGGAAAGGGAAATCACATGGAAGCAAGGCGATAAGGAAGTCACCGCTACCGTCTACGTCAAGCCTCTGTCGTACAGCACCGCCGTCTCCGACCTCCTTGCGATGAATGGCAAGGTCGATGGCGTAGCTGGACGTATCGCTGCGTCAATCGTGGACGAAGAGGGCAAGCCGGTATTCACGCCGGCAGATATCACCGGCGAGGCCGACCCCAGTCGCGGCGCGCTCGATGGAAACCTGACCATCGCCCTGCTCACCGTTATCGCCGAGGTGAACAACCTGGGAAAGACGACCAGCTCAGCGAACTAGATGAGGTCTGGCATGAGCTGGTGATGTGTGGGATTGGCGGAAGAACCATTGCAGAAGCCAAATCTCGTCTCAGCTACCGGGAGTTCATGAGCTGGTGCAAGTTCAGGGACAAGCGCGGCAGTCTTCATCTTGGTATGAGAATAGAGCGTGGCACGGCCTTATTGTCTGCGCTCTACGCCAATGCTCATAGCAAGGAGCCTTACAAGATATACGACTTCATGCCTCACGAGGATGAGCCCGTCCTGAGCTTAGAAGCTGCCCTCGATTCCTGGGGGTAGCAGTCTGATCCCGCCCGCAACTAAGCGGGCATTTTTTTGGAGTCCATGATGGCCACGCGAAGTCTAGGGACGCTCACGCTAGATATTATCGCCAAGGTTGGCGGGTTCGTGTCAGGCATGGACGCTGCTGAGCGCCGCTCGGAAAAGTGGCGCAAGGAAGTCGAGAAGAATGCGGCAAAGGTCGGTGCCGCAATTGGCGCCGCCACTGCGGCAGGTATTACCGCGCTTGCTGCCCTCACTGTTTCGACAGTTCGCAATGCCAATGAAATCGCAAACCTTGCTAGCGTTGCCAATGCGAGCACGACCGAGTTTCAGAAATATGCGGCCGGCGCAAAGCTGGTTGGCATTGAGCAGGAGAAGCTTGCTGACATCTTCAAGGATGTGAACGACAAGGTAGGCGACTTCCTCAATACCGGCGGTGGCGCGCTTGCTGACTTTTTCGAGAACGTAGCGCCGAAAATCGGCGTGACCGCAGACCAGTTCCGGAATCTGAGCGGCCCCCAGGCCCTTGGCTTGTATGTCTCAAGCCTGGAAAAGGCCAAGGTCAGCCAGTCGGACATGACCTTCTATCTGGAGGCTATCGCGAGCGATGCGACTGCGCTGCTCCCGTTGCTTCGCAATAACGCTGAAGGATTCAAGACCTTTGGTGACGCCGCCCAGGCCGCTGGCGCGATTCTCGACGAGAAGACGATTAAGTCGGCGAATGAGCTTCAGGCCGCAACCTGGCTGGTTGAGCAGAGCGCATCGGGCCTAAAAAACCAACTAAGCACAGCGCTGATACCAATTCTGAGCGATCTCGCTGATTCTATATTCGACGTGACCAAGGAAGGCACGGCGATGGTGAGTGTTGGCGAGTTCGTTGCCGATTCGTTCCGTTGGATAGCGAAGACAGCAATTGGCGCTGTCGCAGCGTTCGAGCTGGTGGGGAAATCGATTGCTGGCGCCGCAGCAACGGCCAGGGCTGGTTTTGATGGAGTGACGTGGCTGGAACTCGCGTCCGGCCCCGCCGGGCTTGCTAAACGCCTTGCGCAAAACTGGGACGGAATCAAGGCCAGCGCCGGTGTGGCAGCAGAAGACCTGTCCAATACGGTCTCCAAGTATGCCGGCATTATGGACAGTATCGACCGCGCCGGAACGGGTGGAACCAATGGGCAGGTAGCCAAGCTGGCCGAAACGCTAGCTTCGCTTCGTGAGCAAGCGAATAAGCCTGGAGCTTTCAAGGCTCTTACCAAGGAGCAGAAGGAAGCTGGGAAAGAAGCCGAGGCTGCTGCTAAGAAGCTGCAAAGCGCCTACGAAACGGTTGAGCAGTCGTATCAGCGACAGATAGCGCTGATCAACACGGAAGTCGACAAGCGCAAGGATGCCACCGAGGTAGCAAAGCTTCAGTTCGAAATCGAGTCTGGCAAGCTGGTTGGCATCAATGCCGAACAGCAGAAACGCTTGAATGGCTTGGCAGAAGAGCTTGACCGCCTGAAGCAACTGAAGCAGGCGAATGAGGATGCGGCGAAGGCTCAGGCTTTCCGTGCAACGCTCAATGAATCGAACGCAACTGCTCGGGCAGGATTTGCGATTGAACTGGCCGGATCGGGCAGCGGCGACAAGCTGAGAGAGCGACTGCGCGCAGACCTGGAGATCCAGCAGGACTACAACAAACAGCTTGCCGATCTCCAGAAGCAGTTCAACAGCGCAGAAATCAGCAAGGAACTCTACGACCAAGAAACTGACCTTCTGCGTCAGGCTCTGGCCGAGCGCCTGGAGATCCAGCATGAGTACTACGCAGCTCAGGATGAGGCTCAGAGCAACTGGCTGGATGGCGTCACGTCTGCGTGGGAGAACTACCGCGACACGGCCACGGATTATCAACAGCAGGCTGCCGACTTCACCACGCAGACGCTGGACGGTCTCACCTCCGCTGTAGGAGACGGCATCGCGTCGATGATCATGGACGGCGAGAGTCTTGCCGACGTTTTCAAGAACATCGCGCAGACGATGGCCACAAGCATCATCAACGCGCTTGCGCAGATGGCCGCCCAATGGCTGGTCTATCAGGCGGTGCAACTGGTGAGCGGGAAAGCTGCCCAGGCTAGTGCCGCCTCTACTCTCATCGCGAACGCACAAGCAACTGCCTTCCAGGCCCAACTGGCGGCATTTGCGAGCACCGCTGCAATCCCAATCGTAGGCCCGCTGTTGGCCCCGGCGGCGGCTGCTTCGGCTGCCGGCATCACCGCTCCAATGGTTGCCGGAGTTGCTGCGTCCGCCCTTGCTGGCATGGCTCACGATGGGCTTGATGCTGTTCCGGAGACCGGCACATGGTTGCTCCAGAAGGGCGAGAGGGTGACGACGGCAGAGACGAGCGCAAAGCTCGACAGGACGCTTGATGACGTTCGGTCAAACCAGGGACAGAGCGGGAATACCACCGTCAACATTGTGGAGAACAAAGCCCGTGCAGGCCAGGTGGAGCGCCGGAGAGATGGGCGACAAGAGTTCCTGGAAGTGTTCGTGGCTGACATCAATGGCGACGGCCCGGCATCCAGAGCGATTGCCCAGGCATTCGGAATTCGAAGGAGCGGGACATGAAGCAGTACCCAAATATCTGCCCGCCTCAGCGGGAGGGCTATGGGCTTACCCCTGTTAGCCCTCTAATCCGCACGGAGATGCAGACGGGGAGGGCGAGGCAGAGGCGTCACTTCACCGCTACTCCAACTATGGCAAGCGTCAGGTGGAGGCTCAGCGACAGCGAGGCAATGCTGTTTGAGGCATGGTTTCGTGATGTTCTAGTGGATGGTTACCACTGGTTCGAATGCCCGCTAAAGACGCCGGAGACTCCTGATTGTTTGCGTGCGTATGCCGCCAGATTCACCGACATCTATGACGGTCCAAAGCTGGTCAGCGGCAGTATCTCGCTCTGGGATTTCACCGCCACACTGGAGTTGCGTGAGCGCCCCGTCATCGATGCTGGGTGGGCCGAGATTCTGCCCGAGTACATCCTCCTCGCGGATATCTTCGACATCGCAATGAACAGGGAGTGGCCTCGACATGGCGACGGCTCTTGAGCGGTTCTATGCATCGGATGGGCCGGATCTTCCGATTGCAACGATCGAGATTACTCGGCCCTCCAGGCCCGATCCGATCCTCATCTGTCAGGGGTTCAAAGACCTGACCTGCATGACAGAAGACGGACGGCTACTGACATTCATCGCTGGCGCTATCGACGTTTCGATCCCGAAGCGCGACAACAGCGGGAACCAGAACGTTGGCTTTGCGATCGACAACGTGACTGGCTTTGCTCAGCAATATATTGCCGAGGCCATCGACGCCGGAGAGCCGGTCACGCTTGTCCTGCGAATCTACCTCGAAAGCGACCTGACTGCGCCGGCCGAGCGGCCGTATCGGATGCGCGTGAAAGGGGTCGACTTCGAAAGCCTCTCTGTCCAGGTAGAAGCCGGCTACTACGACCTCATCAACACCGCCGCGCTGCGCCACATCTACAACGTTAGCGAGTTCCCTGGCCTCAAATACTGGCCCTGACCCCATGCCGAACAGATACCTCACCGCCATCTATACCGAGGGCGGACGGGCCCTGCCGTGCATTGACTGCTGGGGCCTGACGCTCATCGCGCGGGTTGAGTTGTTCGGGCTGCCGATGCTGACCGACTTCGGCGGTGTCACGCGGCGCACCCCGGTTTCGATGCAAAGGGCGTGCGATACGGAGATCCAGCGCGCGCTCGAGCAATGCGAGCCAGGACCTGGGGTCATCGCCGCGGCCTACAGAGGGCGGCTGCTCGATCACGTAGGTCTGCTGGTTGAGGTGGATGGACGCCTCCGGGTTCTCGAAATCAACCCGGGAAGCGGGGTTTCACTCACCCCGCTCCAGAAGTTCTCCGACAAATACTCCAAGGTGGTCTTCTACCGTGATCGAAATCTACCCATCGCTCCTTGACGGAGAACCGCTGGAGCGGCATCCGATCGGCCGCAGGATGACGATCCATGCGTGGCTGACTGCGAATTCGCCTGGGTACCGCTGCCACGACGTTCACCCGTTCTCCATCGGTGTCGTCCCCGCCGAGGTTGCGCTCTGCGGTGACCTGACCGACAAGCAAAAAAAGGCCCATGAGGAGTTCATCCATCCCGGTGAGTGGGCCGAGCGCATCATCGACCGCTGGCGACATTGTGAGGATCTACAAGCTCGCCGCGCGGGACTGATCCGTTCACGATCACTGCGGCCCTTTTCAAAGGTGCGCAATCCGTTTTTCGGATGCTCATGCCTCAATTGCCCGGCATGCCGACGAACCCCGGGCAGGGCGCGTCGCTTTCTGAAACCAGCGCGCGCGTGGAAACAAGGTCAAGCTCGGCGATGCGATACGCGAAGTCGCTGGCCGTCGCCTGATTTATCCAGACTACATCCTGCCGCCCCGGAAGTATTTCGCCGGTCCGCGTGAGCAGTGGACCGAAATGCTCCTGTGTATTGGCCGTGGTCGGTTCCAGATCGCCGAAGGGGCAGCGAAAATCGGTGACACGTCGTTCCTGGCACTGGCGCTGATGCCTCTTTCCAGATTTTCGAACCAGGGCAGAACGTCAGCGGGCACCCGGCATCGGTCTGGTGGCACCTGGTTGAGGAAGTTGGTGCGAGCTCAACTGGTAATGCCGGCCTGGACCTGACCGAGAGCTCCAATCTCACCCCGAACCCGTCGGCAACTACGTTCACGTTTTCCGGAACGAACATCATCATTTCTGCCGGAGCCGGGTCGTTCCCCTCTGACTGGGTTGCGGGGACGATCCTGCGGGTTGAGGCGATGTACCCCTATTCGGTGAACGATGGCGGCGGGACGAATCGCGACGTCGTGACGGGGGATATCGCTCAGCTCGGGCTGGATGTTGGCGACGAGATCGAGGTGGTTGGCACCAACGGCGGCCTCTACCTGGTGAACGACATCACCTCAACGTCGATGACGCTCAACTACAGCAACGGTTCGCCGGCCAATGCGTTGCAGACCGGCTCCGGAAATGCAGCAATCGGCCCGCGTGGCTGCGCTATCGGATCACGGCGTACAGCGCGCAGCAACTCACCGTCGAGCGGCTGACCAGTGCGGGTGGTGTCGATGTTGACTGGCCAGGATTCACCGCTCTCAACTCGTCTACGTCCCGAGTCACCATCGATCCGACCAGTCTAGAAGGGGGCTGGCGCGGTCCCTTCCCGGCGTGCCCTGTATCGGAGAAGACCAACTTCGTCGAGATCGACGTTTTTGCCCGGAAGGGCTTGCGGTGTAGGCAGGGAAGGGCAGATCTACCAGATCCGCACCTATTACGACATCCAGTGGCGAGACATGGCCATCGGCGGCGCATGGACGACGGTCAGCAAGAACCATGCTGGCAGTTCTCTCGACCAGCAGGGTTTTACGGACGGCATCTCGCTTCCGTACATGATGCGGCCCGAGTTTCGCATCAGAAAAGTGTTCGTCAACCAGGGCGGCAACTCAACATCCGAGTACCGAGACCGCACCCAGTGGTACGGGATGCGCGCGCGCCTACAGGCTCCATCGTCCTACGCCGGAGTCACGACGATGGCCGTCGGTATCGGTCGTCTGACCGTATCGCAGCGCGCAGACCGAAAGCCGCGTTTCGGTGGAAGCTACTCGCATGCTACCGACTCGGCAGAACGGTGCATGGACGAGCGAGATCGCTACGCGAGACATCGTCCCGTTCCTCTGCTACATCGCCAAAGAGCGCGGCTACACAGACGCCGACCTCGACCTAGAAGAGCTCGATCGGCTTGACGCCATCTGGAAGGACCGCGGCGACACGTTCGACATGATCTACGAGGACGGTAAGGTCACGGTCGCGCAGGTCATGGACGATGTGCTTGCCGCCGGGTATGCGGAGAAGACGATCAAGCGCGGCGTGATCTCCGCAGCCCGAGACGAGCCAAGGACCACATTC